TAAACCATTCTTTTAAACCAGCCATTTTATTTTCTCAGAATTTTTTTATTCATTCCTTTCTTACAGATTCCACCACCTCTGAAATTTATTCTGCCACCATCTTTTTTGCCAGCAGGTTTAGGTCCTTTGAAATCTTTTCTCTTTACACCAGAGGGATCTTTAATTTTACCAGCACAAATTTTAGAAGCGTAGGCATTAGCATAGGCGCTAGGGTACACTTTAAATTTTCTTTTCGCTGCTGATTTTCCTCTAGGACAAAGTTTTGTCATTATTTTCTCGCTGTTTGTTTTGCTCGTTTAAAATCAGATGCTTTGGGTGCACCTTTTGCACCCTTCTTTCGCATCTTACCTCCACGCTTTCTTTTAGCGTGAATGTTTGCATATAAGCCGGG